GTAGTGCCCTGCATCGTACTTGCCAGTGTGATACCTACCGCAACTGATACACGGCTCTTGCGCATCCCGCTCTCGAATGAACGCGTTAAATGCCACTTGTGCTTCGCGTAGGTGTTCGCCTTTTGTTTTGAGTTTTTCTTTCTTTGCCTTGAGTCGCTTCGATTCAATTTGCTTACCCTTCTTAGCCAGTTTAGAAACGTTAGCTGCCGCCCACTCTGCAAAACAGTTTTGGTCACAGAATGCCTTTAGCTGTCGTAATAGCATGTCGCTTTGTAGGCCTTTCTCTTTGCAGTGTGAGCAACGTCTATTTTTCACCAGTCCAACCCCTTAGCTGCTTCATATACTCTTTTTTTGGCTTGCTCTCGCTTTTCGCTATCGCTGACTTGCTTTTTAATAGGGCGTAATTTTGATGCGGCAATTTTATCTTGCTCACAACGAAAGCAGCGAATCGAAAGGTGGTTGCCGTGCTTGCAATATGGGTCATTCATGATTGCGGCCCCTTGTTATAGCCAAACATATTTCTTGCTATCGAAGACCAAACAAATGACGGGTGACGAGGCCATAGGTTCGGCGCACAGCCTTCACAAAAGCAATCAGCGTTAAGGGAAAATCTCTTTGCGCATTCGGCTGCTAGATAGCGCTTAACCTCACCTGGCTCAATCTTCAAGTCGGAAAAATCGCCAGTGTGAACCATCCAAGGGTGATACTGCTCCACTGGTTCTTCTCTCACGATGATTCGGTCAACTTCGGAGTAAGGTAAATAATGCAATTTCATCGGGCGCTGCTGAAGCTCTATCAGTGCGCCGTTAACCCTTGCCGAATTAACCACAAACCTTTCATTGCTATTTTCAGGTATCGCATAACAAACCGTTCTTGTTGGTGTAATCATCTGAGCCTCACAGTCTGCTAAGTGAAATAATCACGTATCCGTGATCTTCACCTAAATATTTATCAATCAAATTTTTCAGGTATCTTGCATCTGGGCGAAAAAAGGATTTCACCCAAAAATCAAAGCACCTGTATTCTGTACTTGTTGCGTGAGGCTTAATGACGCTGACGTTGTAATGACGCTTAATCACTGCCTTGCCCCCATATTCTCTTTACATGGCCACGGCACGAAGACGCCAAGTTTCTCAACCAGTGTTTTGTTTAAAATGTCGTAGATAGCTGGATAATCGGTGCTACTTGCGCGTGTAGTGGATTTCTCACCCATGTACGCTTCTTGCACCGGCTTCCACAAATGCTGCTTAACCGCTTCCATCGTCCACGGTATTTCTTGGCGTTTGCTCAACTGAAGCACTTGCCTTACGTCCATGCCTTTATCATTGAGGGCGTGAGATACCTGAGTTAGCCATACGTGAAGCGCATTGTTTTGCAACTGGCTGCGCTGCTTCTCAGTTGTGGTTTGCATCATTAGCCATTTGTTTTGGTGCCACTTTTCACGCAATTCTTGTATGGCTGCATCTAGTGACTGTTGACTGTTGATAACGCGGAGTTGACCTTTCACGCCTCTAACTCCTTCCATAACGCATTAAAGTGTTCTTGATCACTTAACGCTATTGCACTGGCTTCGCGATACTCTTCATTGATACGGCGAGACTTAGCGCGCTTTTGCAAAGTTGGGCCTTTTGTTTCACGCTTAATGCGTAGTGAGCGGTTTTCTAATTGGTGTTTGTTCATGCTGCGTCATCCTTCAAAATCGCCAACCTTTCACTAGCAAGGCTGAAATACTTTTCGTCTTTTTCTATTCCGATGAAATTTCTATCAAGCTTTGTTGCGGCTACACCTGCGGTACCGCTACCCATACAGAAATCAAGAACGGTTTCACCCGCATCGGTATAAGTCGTTACTAAATACTCGAGCAAAGCCTCTGGCTTTTGAGTTGGGTGAAGATTTTGCTTTTGTCTATCAGAAGAAAACTTAACTACACTGCGTGGGTACCGCTCTGTAGAGTCATATACAGTTTTCTTGACACCTTTACCGTAGACCTCGCTGCCTATTTCTTTTCTGCCTGCCGTTTTTCTAGCATGACCAGTAGTTTTAACAGGGTTATAGGTGGGTAACTCTTTGTAGAAAACTAAGATGTTCTCATGCGCTTTAAGTGGCATTTTCTTAGCATTAAAGAAGCCTGTTGCAGCTGGTTTTTCCCACACCCACTCATGGCGTAGGTATTCAAGCTGCGAATAGCCAAGTTTGATGCTGAAAGGTATTTGAGCGAAAAGAACAACTGCAGCGTTTGGCTTGGCAACACGCCAAAGTTCAGGCCAAAGCAATTCAAGGTCAATTATCGAATCCCATTTACATTGAGTGGTACCGTAAGGCATGTCTGCACAGATGAAATCTACGGTACCGTCTTCAATACTTTTGAGGTGCTGCAGGCAATCTCCTTGAATTAGGTTAATCATGCTGCCACCTCCAACTTGTTAACTTTCCCTTTTTCCATTATCGCTTCACGCGTAACAAACGACACATGCCCAGCGCTTACGCGGTGTGGGTCAAACACGAATATCACTGAGCCTTTGTTATTACCCTTTTGCGGTACGCCGTTCTTTAGGAACGCTAAGCGGCCATCGGTAACAAAGCGGGTTTCACTGGCATATTGCTGAGCAAGGCTGAACCATTTGACTGATGGGTCGCACATAACGAGCATTACTGTCATTCGTCCGTTTAGTTGTGCTTCAATCGCCTTTTCCACCCAGGGCTTAATGTTGCTGTATGGTGGGTTGCACCAAAGCGCCTGATTACCAAAACGAGACTTACCAAAATTCGCCCAGTCCTGAGTTAACGCGTCATCTTCGATGGTCCAATAGACTAGGCATTTTGCTGTTTCATCTTCCGCGCACACATCAACACCAAAGCAAAACTCTTTATCTAGCGCGTTGAACACCTCTGGTGGCGTACTCCATAAATCGTTACTCATGCTGCACCACCTAAAATGCTGATTGACTCCAAGCCAAACGGTAAACCTCTGGCCTTACGTGACTTCGCAATATCTACCGGTGTGTAGTCGCGAATAAAACTGGCGCGGTAACGAATGGTTTTGCCATGTTCATTGTGGTCAGCTTCATAGGTAACACCGTTCTTGTTCTGCAAACTCTTCAATGTGTTACTTGGTCTGTTATCGCCAAGGTGTTCAGCTAGTTCTTTAGTGGTTCGCCACTCGCCATTACTGAAAGCGATTGCTTTTTCTATGTTGTTCATTACGCTGCATTCCTTTCGCGAATAGCCATAAAGCTTTTGAAAGCGTTGGTACGGCGATAGCTAGCCATGTTCGGGCACATATCGAGATAGCCTTTTTTACGCAGGGCTAGTAAGTGACCTGCAACGCTATTAGGCTTTACACCAAAATGCTCGGCAATAACTTCAAACGTAGGAAAGTTGTCATTTTGCTCGATGAACTTTTGAATGAAGTCCATGTAACTGATTTGCTTATCTGTTAGAACTGGGTTCATGCGGCCTCTCCCACTTCAAATTTTTGCCCTGGATTTCTCCACACTGCCTCTTTTGATTTGTAGCCAGTTCTACGACCACGAGAACTGACAACTTCGCAAAGGTCTTCAAATGGAAGCCAAGAAGCACCAGAATTTTCACAAACATCAACTTGCCCGTTTCTGCTTCTGCACCAGATAGCTAGATGCTCATAGTTAATTTCACTAAACGGGTATCTGGAACCAGCCTTATTGTTATATGGCGGGTCTATGTGCCAATGCGCGTTATAGTTAGGTATGTTTTCATATGAAGATTGTTGAATTTCCCACTGAGAAATTAACGGTTTTTGTTCGCAGACTCTGGCCTTAACTGCATCACCCCAAACGCGACAATCTTTTGAGTCGTTATATTTGAAGTACCATGGGGATATTTTACTTGTTGGTTCACTGCGCCCTTTCGCAACCCAAAACTTGCAAAGCAGCTGCTGACCTATTTCAAGCGCCTCTATTTCATCCTCACTCTTAAAGGTTGATGGAATAGCCATGATATCCTTGCAGCTCGAGTTAATGAGAAAATCCCAAAGCAGGCATATGTTTTCAGAAACATCATAAAGTTTTGCTTTTTTGACGTTCCAGCGGGTCGAGTAGCAGGCAGAACCAGCGAAAGGCTCAATTACTAATTCACTTCGAGGGGCCCCCAAGTGTTTAGCTACTTGGTACTTTGCGCCGTAATAAGAGAAAAATGGCTTCATGCCTGCTTCCTCGCTCTGAAATCTTCTAGCCCTTTTTCAAACTTCTCAAACGCTGCCTTGTTCTCTAGCTTGTGCGCTTGTAAGTCTGCGAGCCCTGCCACGTTGTTCGGCAACTCTGCAAGTGGGCGCTTTTCAAATTCCAGGTAAGTAGCAACGAACTCTTTTTGAACCCAATTCAATTTTTCTTCGTCTTTCTGGCAAAGAAACGTCCAGCCACCGATTGACGTCACTACTGCGGCGGTTACTGGGTCTTTAAACTTCGGTGTGCGGTGAGCACCACAGCCTTTGATGGCCTGTAAAACGCGAAGCCATTGCATTTCAGCTTTGCCCTTCAGGTTTTCAAGTTGCTCTTTCTCACCTGGTGATAGGAACCGAATAACATCAGCTGGCTTTGGTTGGTACTGGCCGCGTTCAGGGTCAGAGATATGCTGAGTTAGCGCACGGCATACGTCTGCAATGTCATAAGGTTTGAGTGTGGCCCACCAAATATCCATGAGTTGTTCAGATACTTGCTTGACGCTGTAAATTTCAAAGGTGCCGTGAATAGCACTGGCGAAACGGGTACGATCTTCAGTCTGCATGTGCTACTCCTTATTTGCCCAGTTAGACATAACGCGCATGTTTTCTTCGCGTATGTGTTCTTGGTGACTTTGGAAGGTGCGCCCCTGGGGATTGCCTTTAGGTTCAAACAAGCCTTGATAGCCGTTAGAAATTGAGTTCTGAATGATGGCTTCAATGTCGTGACCTTTAGCGTGCCACGCAGCAAGGCTTTTCAATTGCATGTTTGCAGCGCGAACCGTAAAAGGCTTTTTGATTTCTTTTCGGTGTGCAACAAGCTCAGCCCACAAGTCAAAACTTAGGCATTCTGGTAGTGCAAGGTTTAGCACTTCAGATTGTGTATCTGGCTTAGATTTTTTAGGGGGGGGGGTTTTTGGTAGAGCGGCAACGCTCGCGTTATCTTTTGTATAATAATCTTTTGTATTATTATCTTTCTTATTGTGAGGGTCGGATTCGACTGGTGTACGAGTCGAATTTGACTGGTCGCTAGTCGGATTCGACTTTTCTCTAGTCGAATTTGACTTGTTTTGGCCTAGTCGTTTTTGACTTTTTTCCAGTCGAATCCAACTGGAAACAGTTGTGTTAATACCTATCTTTTGACCGTCTTTAATAAGTACATTTTTCTTAAAAAGAGAACTTTTCACTTTGCCAACATTCGTCACATCAATGCCGGTTAATTCGGAAAGCTGGCTAGATGAAATCCAGTCCATTGCTTTGTGGTAACGATAGGTTTTAGAAATGATGGCGTGAACAAGCTGAAACTCTCGCCCACTTAATCCGACTTCATTGCGCATAAGTGCGTCTGTCAGTTCGTTAGCGACACGAGTAAAGCCGTTTTCAATATCTGCTTTCACTACGGGCCTTTCAAAGTTGATTATATTTGCTGTCTGAGTCATACTTACCTCGATGTTTATCATCTAAACCCCGCATTTGCTTTCCACGGCTAGCGGGG